TTATTCTTTAAGATTGGTTCTCGTGCCCAGATTGAATTTTCTGATGTTGAACAAACTTTTATTGACCGAATTGCTTCTGCTGAGACTTTTAAAGAGGTCACAGAGTTATCGCTTGAACTTGCTGAATATGCTAAGGATGAGCAATCAGAATTAGAAAATGATGAAGTTGAATATGGATATTCTGAGAATGTTGACGTTAATGAAGACCAAGAATATCAGTACGGCGACAATGATTCTGATGATTCCGACTCTAATGAAGAATCTGATGAAGAATCTAGTGATTCAAATTCCAGTTCTAAATCTGATGATGATTCAGATAAGGGCGAACCTGAAGACGGTCCTTCTGATCCTGATGCTGAAGAATTTGAAGAGAATGGTGAAAATGGCGAGTCTGGTGAAAGTAACAATTCTCGTGCCGATACTGTAAAAGAGTCTGATGATGCTGAGATTCCTCAGAGTTCAACAGCAAGAAATTTTGAAGATGCTCTAATGGGTGAAGTTGATGAAAATGCTAAACCTGACCTCTATGTAAATCTTCCTAAAGTAAATACAAAAGACATTATTTTGGATTACAAACGTGTGTATGAAGAATTGACTGCCCACTTCGAAAATCCATTGTCTTACGGCGCAGATTATTGGACTCAAGTGACTCCAGAAATGGGTATCAGTAAGAAAGAGGAAATGGACGTTGAATTCAGACTTTGGAAAAAAGATGCTGACCAGATTGTAAATTACATGGTCAAAGAATTTGAAATGAAGCAAGCGGCAACTGCATATCGCAGAACGTCTACTGCCAAAACTGGTGTTCTTGATACTAAAAAATTACACGCCTACAAATTTGATGATGACCTATTTAAACGTGTTGCGTCTGTTCGTGATGGTCGTAATCACGCCCTTCTGATGTATGTTGATTGGTCTGGTTCGATGTGCGGTAAAATGCAAGCAACTATCAAACAGTTATTAACTTTGGTGATGTTTGCAAAGAAAGTTGGTATTCCTTACCGAGTGTACGGGTTCTCTAATGTTTCGCGTTTACTTGCAAAAGATTTTGATGCAAGACCTGTAACTGGTGAACGTCCTACGATGTTTTACAGCACTGAGGAAAACAAAAACACAAATCACATTCCTCTTGGTCGTCTTGGATTGATTGAGTTTTTCAAAGAAAAAATGACAAATATTCAGTTCAATACTCAAACCAAGAACATGTTTAAATTGGGACTTGGTCTTGATACTCGTTACCGAGTTAGTGTTCCTGACCGATATTCAATGTACTCTACTCCATTAAATGAAGCAATCATTGCTTCTAATCAAATGGTGGGTGATTTGAGAAGTGAAACTGGTCGTGAAAAAATCAACGTGATTTTCTTGACTGATGGCGGCGCTGATGGTAGTCTGAGTGAATATTGGAACTCTGAAAATGAAACAATGAGTTATAGAGACTACGGTCGATATGGTAGTTTCAATTGCTTCATGATTAAAGACCCAATCACTGGTGCTGAATTCCTTGCTGATTCTGATTTTACTGCTCCGTTATTGAAAAACTTGAGTGATAACTACGGTGTTAATGTCATTGGGTTTCACATCACTTCACCAGCACCAATTCGTAGACAGATTGATTATAATTATGACTGGCGCGAAGTGAAGACGGCAAGAGCAAGTTTCAATAAAAATGGTTATATCGGAATTAAGAAAGGGGGGTATGATACTTACTTCTTGATTAACGATAGAAAGTTGGACCAAGAAAATGAGTTCGGCGAAGTTGAAAAGAAAGAAAACGGTACAATCAATAAGCAAAAATTGAGAACCGCTTTCAAGAAATTCAGCAAAGCAAGAACCGTAAATAAAATGATGTTGAATGAGTTTGTGGTGTTAGTAGCATGAAGAAACGAATTCATATAAATCAGCATATAATCAGAAAGAACGCGAAGACGGGGGAACGAAATCCCGTCATCACGGTCAAGACGTACAAAGACAATGTTTATGGACATGAGGTTGAAATACTTGGTCCGTCAACTGTTGTGTATTCGCCAGACAAACCGCTCAGTTGCGGCGCTAAAGTCTGGATTGAGACTGAAGCGGAGGTGGAAATTAAATAGGGAAAATGTTTAGTGTAGACGCATAATGCATATATGCTGAATGAGTTACATATGGTACACTTAGTAGAATAGATGGGACGTATAAATGAATGGTGCGAGTGAATTCGCTCAGAACCAACGGACACCACTTAACCTAGCGACAGACCGGCGATGATGGGTTCTACAATGTGTGTATGAACGTTTGAGACACAGGACAACAAACTCCTGGCGTACTCTTAACCGCAAGTGGCGTTTATGAAGTTCTGCAGGACTTTCGGGTGTGACTAGACATTTTCCCTATTGTTTCCTAATAAGAAACACTGTTTTTCCTAAATGATTCAAAATAAAGGTTGACGTGGACCACTCAATTTGATATAATATAGTCTGATTAGTTGATTTGAGAGAGAGATAAATTATGTTAATTCTAATGTGTTTAATGATTTCACTACTGCTTTTAATTGGTTTATGTATGGGCATTCGTAGTCTAGTGCGTACTCCTGATTGGAAGACTGACTATGATTCTTTAATAAAATCTAATTATTAAATAAATAAATAAACACTTGACATTGTATACCAACCAGTGTATAATGTATCTTGTAGTAGAGAGAAACGCAACAAAAACTAAATTGAGAGAGTAAAATATCATGGCATATATATCTGCATTAGAAGTTAAAGAAATCCGTAAAGAACTTAAAAAAGAATTCCCAAAATATAAATTCTCTGTGACAAAAGAGAGTTGTGGTGTGAGTGTTGCACTGCTTGCAAGTCCTTTAAATTTACAACCAGAGTTTAATTCTCCAACTGATGAATATTCTCCAATTAATCAATATTGGTTAGATGATAACTGGTCTGCTCCAGTTGCTAAAGTGTTTAAGAAAATACTTGAAATCATCAAGACTGCTCCTGCCAAAGCAGAAGGCGGCGAACAGTGGTTCGACAAGTCAGACAGTCAAACCGATTATTTCTATACTGCTTTTTACATTAACATGCAAGCAGGGAAATGGAACAAACCTTATGTTTGTACAAAATAGACACAAAATAAACAAGTGTATTTAATTGAAAAAAGACTTGACAAACCACCCATCTTACTGTATAATATACTATGTAAGATTGAGAAAGACCTTTTATAACTATTGAGAGAAATATATATTATGAGTAACACATTAAAAAGAAAAAGAATCACCCTAGAACAGTTTGCCGCTCTAGTTCGCAAAGAATTTGATGGCGCAACCCAATTCACATATGCCCAAAGCGGCATAATCGGTGATAAATATGGGGTTTCAGTGCCCACTAAAGCAATTAATATGTCCCGCAAAATCAAACCAGGTTTGTTTGACCTGTCAGATATTACCGAGATTGCGCCCACTGTTGAAGCAACACCGATTGAAACTGTCGTTGTTCCTGAAACAACTGCCCCCGTTATGACTCCTTCTGGTGTTGTTGCGACCAGTCTTGATGCATCTATCTCGTTTATTCCTAAGATAGACCGAACTTATGTTCCTTGGGGTAACGCGACTGATATCACGAAAATCCTACGTTCAAAAATGTTCTTCCCGATTTATCTAACTGGTATGTCTGGTAACGGTAAGACATTCGGTATTGAGCAAACTTCTGCTCTGCTGAAACGTGAAATGATCCGTGTGAACTTTACTGCTGAAACTGATGAAGATGATTTATTCGGTGGTTTTCGCCTCGTTGCTGGCGAGACTGTGTTTCAATACGGTCCAGTTATCGAAGCAATGAAACGCGGTGCAATTCTTCTGCTTGACGAGATTGACCTTGCTTCTCACAAAGTAATGGCGCTTCAATCGGTTCTTGAGGGTAAGGGTTACTTTATTAAGAAACTGGGTGAGTGGGTCGAACCGACTGAAGGTTTCACTGTGATTGCAACCGCAAACACGAAAGGTAAAGGTTCTGATGATGGTCGTTTTATCGGCACTAACATCATGAACGAAGCATTCCTTGACCGCTTTTCAGTCACTATGTACCAACCATATCCGTCTGAAGTAATTGAGAAGAAAATCCTATTAAAGTCTGCAAGTCAATATGCTTTTGACAAAGATGATATTGAAGAATTTGTTTCTAATCTCACAATGTGGGGCGATATCATCCGCAAGACTTTTGAAGAAGGTGGGGTTGATGAAATTATTTCGACTCGCCGATTAGTTGATATCTTAAAATCATATTCAATCTTCGGTGACCGTATGAAGTCTATCAAGATGGCGATTGAGCGTTTTGATGATGAAACCCGCGAGTCATTCATGAGTCTTTATGAAAAGATTGATGCAAAAGTTGATATGACTGCTGAAGAAACTGAAGCAGAAGAGGATGGTTATCCCCCTAGATAGTTTTCTCTCAGAGGGTTGGTTACCCTCGCCCATGTTACTCTCAGCGATTAGGCGCTGAGGGTGACTTTTTTATATAATTGCCAAGGAGGCAGAAGAAAAATGGAAACATTAAAAAGAACAGGAAATGGATATCTTCAAGACCCAAGTATTTGGTCAAAAGAAGTTATGCTTCGGATGGCAGAAGAAGATGGAGTTGATTTGACTCTTTCGAAAGTGAATCAAATCATCAAAGCAAGAGAGTATTATGATGAGAATGGTTCTGTACCACCAATCCGAACATTCGCAAAGCATGTTGGGATTGATAAAGGAACTTTATTTAAAGAATGGTTAACAGGCCCAATGAAACCTATATCAAAATACGGTGGATTACCTCAACCAACTGGGTGCGTATAGCACGAGGAGAAAAATATAATGTGTGATATTTTAGATTTTGAATGGAAGTACGGTGAGGGCGAAGTCCTTGAGCAATTAACCAAACACTTGAAAGGTTCGTATGAATCCCATTATTCCAATGAGAGGAATGATGTACAGACCTTAGATATATTTGAAGCACGAGGTACCCTAGCAGATACCTCAATTGATAATGCTATTAAATATCTGATGAGGTATGGCAAAAAAGCGGGTCGTAATAAAAAGGACTTACTCAAAGCAATGCATTATCTGGTTCTTGCATCCGCGTATGATGAAAAAATTGGTATGTATAGCAAAACACAAAAAACTTTTGAGGATTTCAAAAGCGATCCTATCGCAAAAGATGTACTTGACAGTAAACTTCAAAGCGGAGAACTAGTCAGTGCAGAAGAAGAACAGGCACAGCATTTTTTATTGAAAACCTATACCAACAGAACTGGAAAAAAATATTATGACAACACTTAAACGAGAAAGAACCCCAACAAATCTTAAACCACAAAGAACAGACCAACCTTGGTTAGTAAATGGATTTACTGGGACTTGGAACTTTTCAGACCACAGTCTGATACCCCATGCATTGCAGGATTTCATTATGGATAAATTATCAACCAAATTGTCTACAGGAATTAAAGATATACCTCTTGAAAAAATTAATAAGTTAATGAATGATACCTGGGAAGGACCTGGGTCTCTTGCTAAATTAAAGTCTTTATGTAAACCATGGGGACCAACTAAAACAGCACATAACTAAAAAAAGACTTGACAAACCACTTGGTTTAGTGTATAATATGTGTTATTGAAATGATAAATGAAAAGGATAAATTATGAAACTTAGTTCAGAAACAATTGAAGTATTGAAAAACTTTGCAACCATCAACCAGAGTCTGTTGTTCCAACCCGGAACTCAACTCGACACCATGAGCATCCAGAAAAATCTGCTTGCGAGTTTTAAAACCAAAGAGGAATTCCCACAGAAGTTTGGAATCTATGACCTCAATCAATTCTTATCGACTGTTGCATTATTTGATAATGCGGATTTAACGTTTGAAAAAGAGTGGGTCTCCATCGGCGAAAACTCTACTAAAGTTCGATATTGGTATGGTCATGAATCTACCATGAGTTCCCCAGGAACCAAAATCACAATGCCAGAAAGTGTTGTTGAATTTACATTATCCCAGATTGTGTATGATAAACTTAGAGATGCCGCTGGCGTTTTAGGGTTATCTGATTTCAGAATCAAAACTGAAGATGGTAAAATCATTGCTGAAGTAATTGATAAGAAGTCTCCAACATCAAATAGTTTTGCTCTTGAAGTTGGAGAGTGTGCTGATGATGTGGTTCTTGAGTGTTATTTTTTAGTAGAACGTCTGAAGATGATTTCTGGTAATTATGATGTTAAAATTGCAAAGGGTATTGCCAATTTCACTGCTGGTGAATTAGAATATTGGGTTGCATTAGAGTCGGATTCAACATATGGATAATAACCAATCAGAATTTTTGTGGGTTGAAAAGTATCGCCCACAAAATATTTCCGAATGTATACTAAGTGATAACTTACGCGATATGTTTGAAAAACTGATTTCTAATGGTGACATGCCTAACCTGTTGTTGAGTGGAACAGCAGGAACGGGCAAGACTACTATTGCCAAAGCATTGTGTAACGAGTTGGGTTACACTACGTTGATGATTAATGGATCGTTAGAGGGTAGAAATATTGATACCCTCCGTAATGAGATTCAAAGTTTTGCGTCAACGGTGTCTTTTGATGGTGGTAAGAAATGTGTCATTCTTGATGAAGCAGATTATTTGAACCAGACTTCTTTTCAACCAGCATTGCGTGGATTCATAGAGCAGTTTAGTAACAATGTTAGGTTTATTTTGACTTGTAATTATAAAGACAAGATTATTGAACCTATTCATTCTAGAACGACTCTAATTGATTTTAGGACGACTAAGAAAGAAATGCCGAGTCTCATGAGCGGTTTCATGAAACGATGTATTAACATTCTGAAAGAAGAAAAAATTAATGTTGAGTCTAATGAGGTTATTGCTGTATTGATTAAGAAGCATTATCCTGATATGAGACGGACACTGAACGAACTTCAAAAGTATTCAGCATCTGGAATCATTGATAAGGGTATTCTTGTTAATCTTGCTGATGCTAGGATTGATAATCTTGTTGAGTTCTTGAAGTCTAAAAACTTTGGTTCGATGCGCCAGTGGGTAGTTGACAACCAAGACAGTGACCCGAGCAGAATTTTCAGACTCATATATGACAATGCAAGTACGCATGTAAAACCTCAGTCTATACCTCAGTTGGTATTATTAATTGCTGATTATCAATACAAGCAAGCATTTGTTCAAGACCAAGAGATTAATCTTGTTGCTTTTTTAACTGAAGTAATGGCAGAAGTGGAGTTTAAATGAAAATAGTAACAGAACGACAAGCAAGAAAACTTATTAGGGGTACAAAAAATGTTGTGGTGGTTCACTCAAAAGATGAGTGTCCAGTGTGTCAACACTTTATTCCAAACATTCTTGAACCTGTATTTAGAAAAGAAAAGTATAAACACATTACCGTTGTGATTGTGAAAGAGAAATTACTTTTTCCAGCACCAGCACATCCAGTGACATACTTTTTTAGAGATGGGAAGAATTTAACTTTTTCTAACGGTTCTGCACCAGAAGACGCAGTTATGAAAATGTTGGATGCATTTTATCCATGAGTGATTTATTTAAAGAAATTCTACCAGACTTGAATTATAAAAAAGAGAATTTAATTCGAAATGGAGAAATGAGCGAAAGTGATTATACGAAGCATATTTTCATTGTTAATCGTGCGTTGTCAATGAACGTTGATACCGTATTATATGCTAATGAGATGAATGCCAACTATAATCTTGACCCTTTGTTGCAATATGATTATATTATAAATACTTTGAGAAAGAAGAAACGCTATTCTAAATGGGCAAAAACTTCTTCTATATCGGATATAGAAATCTTGAAGGAATTCTATAATTATAATGAACAAAGGGCAAGGGAAGTTTTACCTCTCTTGTCTATTGAGCATCTTGAAGAAATTAAAAACAAGATGTCAAGGGGCGGAAAGGATGAGATTTCTAAAAGGCGGTCTAGGACGGATAACTGAAATAAATGCAAAGAAATGCGGTAGAAGAAAAAGAAACTTTACATTTAAGTCAATCCGTTTCTGAAAAACGTAATTTTCAGAAAACTAAAAAGACTGAATTATATAATGATAACGTAGTTAGATGGACATTTGATACTATGGTTGAGATACAACTTAAAACAGACGATGATTTTTTAAAGATTAAAGAGACGCTTACCCGCATGGGTGTAGCATCTAATAGAGACAAAATCCTTTATCAATCAACACACATTCTACACAAGCAGGGCAGATACTATATTGTGCATTTCAAGGAATTGTTTGCCCTTGATGGTCGCAGTAACACAATTGATGTATCTGACTTAGAACGCAGAAATGCAATTATTAAATTGCTTGAGGAGTGGGGATTGTTAATTGTGCTTGATAGAGAAAAACTTGACCCCATGGGTCATGTAGGACAGTTCAAAATCATATCTTTTAAAGATAAGAAGGACTGGAGACTAACACCAAAATATAATATAGGAAGTAGATAATGGCGAATTTTGAAGTAGGGGTTTACAAGGTAGATCCAAATGTACCATCACCAGTAAGAGCAACAGAGCAATCCGCATGTTGGGACTTACATCTAGCATTGCATGGAATAATCAAGTTCTTTGATGCAGACAACTTACGGGACGAACTTGATGCTGATATGCTGACAATAGATGACGGCGGCAAGTTTATTACCATTCAACCAGGTTGTCGATATTTACTTCCAACTGGAATCAAATTTGATATCCCATACGGCACTTCACTGAGACTTCATCCCAGAAGTAGTCTTGCGTGGAAGCATGGTTTAACTCTTGCAAATGCAGAGGGCATTATTGATTCGGATTACCGTTTAGAAACGATGATAGTGCTACAAAACACCACTTCGGTTCCTGCTAAACTATATGACCACGACAGAATCGCACAGTTAGAATTAGTACCTGTAGCATCGGATGAAATGGTTGCTTTAATAGATACAGACGAAGAACCTGCACAATTAACAGACAGAACTGGTGGTTTTGGTTCTACCGGCGCATAAATAGAAATAGCACTATTTTAATTTTGGAGAATACAAGTGGCAGATAACACAGAAGATTTTGATTGGGGATTTAGTTTCTCTGATGCTGATGATAACGAACAAGTCGTTGCGGCAGTATCAGCAACAAGCGCACAGGTAACTGCTGACTTAGGTCCTGTGTTATCTAAACTTGATACATTACTTGCATTAATTCCTGCAGAAGGCATTGCATCTGCATCTCACGAGCATCCACATACGCATGACGAAGTGGATTTATCTGGTCTAGAAAATAAACTTGATACGATAATTGCTCTTGAGAGAGTAGACGCACTGACTGCAGGTGATATGCCTGATATGGGACCTATACTTTCTAAACTTGATGCTATCATGGCACAAGATACAGAGATTCTTGATGGTCTTGGTAATCAAGAGCATACACATGAGCAAGAAGCAGTTGATTTCTCCCCTATTACAGATAGACTTGACACTATTGAGCAGACAGTAGGAGAAGTTCGTGAATTGGATTTTAATGGAGATGGGAACGTTGATTTTGGTGATATCAATAATAATCTTGCTGATTTACTGGCAAGACAAGATGTGGTAGAAACCGAACTTGAAGCAAAGAAACAAGAGTTTGAAGATTTTAAAGCAAAGAAACTAAAATCAATTGAATCCTTAATTCTACCTCTTTTGAAAAATTTGAAATCAAATCCAACAAAAGCATACATTCATTGGCCCAATAGGACGGCAGTGATTGATGCACAGATTTCTAAAATACTGAGTATAACTCGGTAGTATAACACAAAAGAGGGTGACACTGTGGCATTTATTTGGTTAGGACTTTTGTCCTTTATAATTCTATGCAACATAAGAACTATAGATACGAGCAATCACACATTAATTGATAAAATATTATTATATTCAATTGGTGTCCTAGGGATAGCATGGGTTGTGATTGCAATGGGTTTAATGCAAGTTAAAGATAATATTCCGATGTGAGATTATGTACAAATATAAAGCAAAGTTGATCCGTGTTGTAGATGGTGATACTATTGATGCTGAAATTGATTTAGGATTCAAGATTTATATTAAAGAACGAATCAGATTAGCAGGGATAGATACACCAGAATCACGAACACGAAATCTGAAAGAAAAGTCTTGGGGTAAAGCGGCAACAAGGCGAGTAATTGAATTGCTTGATGTAGTAGATGGAGAATTTCTACTTGCTACAGAGTTGCAGAAGAAGGGTAAGTTTGGGAGAATTCTCGGACGTATCATGCTTCCGCTAGGTAAAGAAGTGAACGAAATCTTAATTGAAGAGGGACTTGCTATTCGCTATTATGGTGGTAATAAAGACCTAGCAAAAGAGGATTCGGGTGTTAAAGAGTTGTGGGAAACTACATT